TAACGGTCTCCGTGGGCATGATCACTACGATCAGATTGAACAGAGTCGCAAAGAGTTCATGAAAGAAAAGGCAATCATCATTCGCAACAAAGGGTTCACTGAGAACTACATCATTGCGGGTGGTAAAGACCTACACACTGCCAACTCTTCAATGGAAGGTGTTGAAACAGGTGCGAAGAAAAATGCAATCAAGAATGCCTTCCTCAAAGCAAACAAGGGGCGTGAGACATCACGCAAGGTATTGAGTTCCTTTATTGAGAAGGTTGCTTAGATTGAAAAATACAATGGTGAGGGGGTTGACTCAGACCCCCAATCCATGAGACAATCTAATCTGAGTTGAGAGAAATACATTATGAAAGGAGTGACCATGCGTCCATCCCAATTGAAATTTGTGAAAGAGGCATCTGCCCGTTACGGTATTGGTGCTGTTATGAGTCGTGGTATGATTGATACCCTAGCAGACGAGATCGGAATGCAACGTCCGAACTGGTTGAAGCAAAAGGAGTATCGTGTCGGTCACGGCATGTTCAAGATTCCTGAGATTGAAGGTGTTGCTGTTCCAGTTGCACAACCAGAAGCAGCGGTTGCGATGGCACAGACAGCAGAAGTGATTCCATTCAATCCGAACGCACAGACAGAGTTCGATAGCACATCTCTGATTCCAGAGCGTGACGCACTCTACGTCAAGTTCGGTCAGTATCCAGACATTGCAAAGATTATCAAATCTGGTCTGTTCTATCCTTGCTACATTACTGGTCTGTCTGGTAATGGTAAGACGTTCATGGTTGAGCAGTGCTGTGCAGAAGCAAAGCGTGAGATGATCCGTGTGAACCTCACTGCTGAAACTGACGAAGATGATTTGATGGGTGGTTTCCGTCTGATCAATGGTGAGACCAAGTATGCCAAAGGTCCTGTGATCAAGGCAATGGAGCGTGGTGCGGTTCTTCTCCTCGATGAGATTGACCTTGCTAACCCCGCCAAGATCATGTGTCTTCAGTCAGTGCTTGAAGGGAAACCTTACTTTGTCAAGAAGACAGGTGAGTTGGTGACTCCAAAGCAAGGATTCCAAATCATTGCGACTGCGAACACCAAAGGTAAGGGTTCTGACGATGGACGTTTCATCGGAACCAACGTGATGAACGAAGCATTCCTTGAGCGTTTCCCAATCACGGTTGAGCAAGAATACCCATCGGTTGCGATTGAGAAGAAGATTCTCAAAGGTGTCTTTGCTGACTTAGGTGTCACTGACACTGAGTTCTCTGAGAAACTGGTGGATTGGGCAGACATCATTCGTAAGACTTACTACGATGGTGCGATTGATGAACTGATTTCTACACGCCGCCTTGTTCACATCTCAAAGGCATTTGCAATCTTTGATGATCGCATGAAGTCAATCGACATGTGCATTAATCGTTTCGATGAAGAAACCAAGTCAGCATTCCGCGAACTCTACACCAAGATTGATGAGGGTGTAGAGGAAGTTGAAGAAGTAGTAGAAGAAGATGTGGCATACGATCAAAATGGTGATCCGATTCCCTTCTAATGATTATAAATAGAACGCAACATGGGGGTGCAACGCCCCCACTTTTTTATGAAACTAATGAGGATACATAATGGAAGTTTCCGTTTCTCTTGAGGAAATGCGTAAGCGCAAACTCTTTATTGCAACACCAATGTATGGTGGTCAGTGTGCTGGTATGTACACTAAGTCAACTGCTGACCTTGCGATGTTGGCAACTCGATATGATATTACTGTCAGATTCTTTTATCTGTTCAATGAGTCGCTGATCACACGCGCACGAAACTATCTTGCTGATGAGTTCATGCGGTCAGACTGTACACACATGATGTTCATCGATTCGGATATCGGATTTGATCCAAATGATGTCCTCGCTATGATGGCATTGATGGATCATGAAGATACAGAAAATGGTAAGCACTTAATGTGTGGTCCATATCCCAAGAAAACGATTGCTTGGGAAAAAATCAAGATGGCAGTAGACAAAGGATATGCGGATGAGAATCCTCAAGACCTTGAAAACTTTGTGGGTGATTTCGTATTCAATCCCGTCCAAGAGCAAGTGTCTATGCGAATCGATGAACCTGTTGAAGTATCCGAAGGTGGTACTGGTTTCATGATGATCACAAAGCATGCTTTTGAGGAGTTTAACAAGGCATATCCAGATTATTCATACAAACCTGATCATGTTCGCACCAAGCACTTTGATGGTTCGCGTGAAATCATGATGTATTTCCAAGCACTGGTTGATCCAGAGTCAAAGCGGTATCTGTCAGAAGATTACATGTTCTGCCAGTGGTTGCGTAAGGCGGGTGTTGGTGTGTGGATGTGTCCGTGGATGGAACTGAACCACGTTGGTTCGTATGTCTTTGGTGGTTCTCTTAGAGCACTAGCATCAGTCGGTGCTTCTGCTACTGCTGATGCAAATCAGTTGAAGAAGACCAAGAAGGCACAAAAGAAAGAACCACAGAATGTGAAGAAGATGAAGAAACCTGAACCTAAAACGATTCAGGCAAAACCTTTGGCACAAGCAGTAAAGAACGCTTAACTTAGGAGTTATATTATGAAGTTGTCACAAAAGACAAATGAAGTTCTTAAGAACTTTTCCTCAATCAACAACTCGTTGTTGTTCAATGAGGGGACGGTGCTACGCACTGTCTCCCCAACCAAGTCGGTGATGGGTCGTGCTGAAGTCACAGAGCAGTTCCCTCGTCAGTTTGCAATCTATGATCTCAATCAGTTTTTGGGTTCAGTGTCTCTACTTGATGATCCAGATTTTGATTTTGGTGATAGTAGTCTGACCGCAAAGAATGGTGCGGGTTCGATTCGTTATTTCTATGCTGATCCATCAATGATCGTCACTCCCCCAGAAAAGGACATCTCACTTCCAACAGTTGAGGTTCAGTTCAAACTGGAAGCAAAGACACTCCGTGCGACAATGCAAGCGGCAAATGTGCTTGGGTTGCCAGAGGTTGTCGTGCAAGGGAAAGACGGTAAGATTACTGTCGGTGCTACCAATACTAAGAATGATACATCTAACGCCTATAGTAATGAAGTTGGTGAGACAAACGCAACGTTTCGTTTCATCATCAAAGTAGAAAATCTCAAACTGATTCAAACAGATTATATCGTTTCAATCTCACAAGCAGGTATCTCACACTTCTCGACAGAAGATGATACTATCCAATATTGGGTAGCAGTCGAGCAAGGTTCAACATACTCTAAGTGATTTTGAAAGGATTATATTATGCGCGAAGATTTTCTATGGGTGGAAAAGTACCGCCCTAGTTCTGTTGCTGAAACAATATTACCGACAGAACTAAAACAGACTTTTCAAGAGTTTGTTAATCAAGATGAGATTCCTAACTTATTGCTGTGTGGTGGTGCGGGTGTTGGTAAGACAACAGTCGCTAAAGCAATGCTCAATGAGATGGGATGCACTTCTCTTGTTATCAACGGTTCGATGAATGGTAACATCGATACTCTGCGAACTGAGATCAAAGACTTTGCATCTACTGTCAGTCTGACGGGTGGGCGTAAGTATGTGATTCTCGATGAGGCAGACTATCTTAATCCACAGTCAACACAACCCGCACTCCGTAACTTTATGGAAGAGTTTTCAAAGAACTGTGGATTCATTCTAACTTGTAACTTTAAGAATCGAATCATCGAACCACTTCACTCTCGTTGTTCTGTTGTAGATTTCACGATACCTAAATCTGAGATGTCAGCAATGGCAGCAGACCTCTATAAAAGATGCAAAGAGATTCTTGAGATTGAGGGTGTCGAGTACGACAATAAAGTCATTGCTGAAGTTGTTAAGAAGTATTTCCCAGATAATCGGAGAGTCCTCAATGAACTCCAACGTTACAGTGCTCGTGGCAAAATTGATTCTGGTATCCTTTCTGATATGGGTGATGTTTCAATCAGCGAACTGATTGGTGCACTCAAAGGAAAGAAGTTTACAGAGATGCGTCATTGGGTTGCATCGAATATTCACAATGATGTCAATACAGTATTTCGTAAGATTTATGACAATGCATCAGAGTATCTTGAACCACAGAGTGTTCCACAGTTAGTGACGATTGTTGCTGACTATCAGTATAAGTCTGCGTTTGTTGCTGATCAGGAAATCAACTTGGTTGCGTGTCTCACTGAGATTATGGTGGAGTGTGATTTCAAATGAGTGATGCGTTTGACTATGTGAAGTCTATCAATCAGTCCAAAAAGAATATGATGCGAGATACTGAGAATGATGACCTCGCTGAGAAAGCATATCAACCATATTTAACTAATCGTTCTTTATCGTATTTCATCGACACTATTCTCATGGCAAATGAGATGAATATGAGACCAGATGCAGATAATAAACTGCAATATGAGTATCTACTAAATAGTGTGAGACCTCGCAAAAGATTTGCGAAATGGGTGAAACCAAACGAAGATAATGACCTCAATGTCATCATGGAATATACGGGTTGCTCTCTACACAAAGCACGAGAGTACCTATTGATTTTATCAGATGAACAGTTATTGGTCATGAAAGAAAAATTAGAAAAAGGTGGAAAGTGAGATGACTGTCAACATCGATGATCTTGTTGAAGTTCGTCTAAAAGAAGCAGATGATTTTCTCAAAGTCAAAGAGACTTTGACGCGGATGGGTGTTGCTTCAAGAAAAGACAAGATTTTATTTCAGTCTTGCCATATTTTGCATAAGCAGGGTAAGTATTATATTGTCCACTTTAAGGAACTGTTTGCATTGGATGGAAAACCAACAAACTTTTCTGATGAAGATAAAGGACGTAGAAACACGATTATTAAATTACTTGAAGAATGGGGATTGGTTGATACTGCTAATAAAGTACAGATAGTAGAACCAGTAGCACCGTTGTCTCAAGTCAAAGTGATTGCTCATAAAAACAAAGATGAGTGGCAACTTGAACCAAAATATAATATTGGTCGTAGAAAATAACGACTTATTGTATAAATAAAAGTGAGATGCCGTAAGGGTCTCAGTACAATCTTGCTGAAAAGGAGATAAACATGACAAGATTACATTCTATTTTCCCTCGTCACTTTGTTGGGTTCGATTCACTTTTAGATGAGTTAGAACTCCGACACGAAGACACAAACTATCCCCCATACAATATCATCAAGCAAGGCAATAATCGCTATGCTATTGAGATTGCTGTTGCGGGATTCTCAAAAGATGACATTGAAATCACAAGCGAAGATCGCGATTTGATTGTCAAAGCGTCTAAAGAACAAAAAGATGCAGAATACCTACATAAAGGTATCAGCACAAAATCATTTGAACGAAATTTCCGACTTGCTGATCATGTTCAGGTAGTTGGGGCAGACTTATCGGATGGTATGCTTTCCATTGAATTGGAAGTGGTTCTACCTGATGAGAAGAGACCAAAGCGGATTGAAATCGGTGGCGGTCAAAAGGACTTGGAGTTTCTCCAAGAAGCATCGTGATTTTATCACACACATAACACACACAAAGGAGACTATTATGTCTAACAAAAATCCATTTGAAATTCGTTTCGACACACTTGCTATGGCAAAAGATTTACTGGATCGTGCATATGATACTCAGATTCAGCAAATGTATAATGCTATTGATAATGCAAAAGAACAGCACAAAGATGCTGCTGAAGCATTTGAGAAGTATGTGCCTAAGATGTATACTCCGCAGGAGATCATCAAGCAAGCAGAAGAACTTTACGACTTTGTAACAAAGAAGTAAATTCTAAATAGGGGTGGACAATCCACCCCTTTTTATTTGGAGACAATATGAAACTATCTAAGAACTTTTCACTCGCAGAGTTCACTAAATCGCAAACAGCAGAACGCAAGGGTATCGATAATACACCACAGGGTGATCATATGGATGCCGCGATTGCATTGTTTGAAAATGTAGTACAACCAGTTCGTGACCATTTTGGTCCAACAGTTCTCAACTCAGGTTATCGTTCACCAGAACTCAACGAAGCAGTTGGTGGTTCAGCAACTTCACAGCACTGCAAAGGTGAAGCGGCAGATATCGAAGTTCCGGGTGTAGCAAACGCAGAACTTGCAGAATGGATTCGTGACAACCTCGATTTTGATCAGTTGATCCTTGAGTTCTATACTCCGGGTATCCCAGATTCAGGTTGGGTTCATGTGTCTTATAAGGCAGATGGTGAGAACCGTAAGTCGATTCTGACAGCATCACGCATTGACGGTAAGACTGTATACTCAGAAGGCATTAATGCATAATGGCAAAGTCGATGGGTGCGACTGCGTGGAAACCAGATAATCCTGGAAAGTCAACCAGTATTGGTAGAGGGCGACTAAAACTGTCCTCTATGAACAAATCAAAGAAACGCAGTTACAAAAAATATAGAGGACAGGGTTGACCCCTGTCCCCATTTGAGTTATAATCTATATCATGTTTTATACTAATGTCCATATGATTGGCGACAACGTTCTTGTGCGTGGGTACAAGGACGGTGAACGCTTTGCACATCGAGTTCCGTACAAACCCAAACTTTTTGTTCCATCGCACGAAGGTGATTGGCAATCCATTGAGGGTCGATCACTAGCACCTGTCGAACAGGGTTCAATCCGCGAAGCACGAAACTTCATTAAGCAATACAAAGATGTCGGTGGATTTGAAATCTACGGTCTTGATAGGTTTGAGTATGCTTATGTCAATGAGCAGTGGATTGATGGTGTCGATTACGACACAAACATTATCAACACTGTCTTTCTCGATATCGAAGTCGCGGTAGACAAAGGATTCCCAAAACCTGAAGATGCCGCCCAACCCGTCACAGCAATCACTCTGTGGGCAAAGGGTACATTCTATGTTCTTCACTATGGTGAATATGATATTCACCGTGATGATGTAAAGGCACTCCGTTGTAAAGACGAAGTGGACTTGCTACTCAAGTTCCTTGACTTGTGGCGTAGAGTTGATCCAGACATTCTAACCGGATGGAACACCACATTCTTTGATATTCCATATCTCGTCAATCGTATTACTCAACTATTGGGTGAGAAGATGATGAAAGAACTTTCACCTTGGAAACTCGTGTTCAAGGAAGAGAAGGAAGTTCAAGGAAGAACTCAAATCTCCGCACAGATTGTCGGTGTCTCGTCACTAGACTATCTTGATCTCTACAAGAAGTTCACTTACTCACAGCAGGAATCCTATCGACTTGATCACATTGGTTATGTTGAGTTGGGTGAAAAGAAGATTGACTACTCTGAGTATGGTACACTACAAACGTTGTATGTCGAAAACCACCAGAAGTTCATCGAATATAACATCAAAGACGTTGAGTTGGTCGTAAACATCGATGCCAAGATGAAACTCATCGACATGGCACTTGCACTTGCCTATGATGCCAAAGTGAACTACGAAGATGTCTATACTCAGGTTCGGATGTGGGATGTATTGATTCACAACTATCTGTGGAAAGAAGGTATTGCAGTTTCACCAAAACGATTCACTGGTAAAGATTCGCAGTATGTTGGTGCATATGTAAAAGAACCGCAAGTTGGTAAGCACGATTGGGTGATGTCGTTTGACTTGAACTCGCTGTATCCCCACTTGATTATGCAGTACAACATATCGCCAGAGACATTGATTGATGGCAGTCCGTACTCACTCTCGATTGATGATTTGATCAATGCCAAACCCGTTGAGATTCCAAAGGACAAGGTGTTAACCGCAAATGGACAATGTTTCCGTAGAGATATTCACGGGTTCTTACCACAGATGATGCAACGTATGTACGATGATCGTGTGATTGCAAAGAAGGCAATGCTTGAAGCAGATAGTGCACTTCAAGTTGAGACTGATCCGCAACGTAAGAAACAGTTGATCAACGACATAAGTAAATATAAGAATCTTCAGTTGGCAAAGAAGGTTCAGTTGAACTCTGCGTATGGAGCACTTGGAAATGAATACTTCCGCTTTTTCGACATTCGTCAGGCGACTGCAATCACTATGGGTGGGCAGTTGTCGATTCGTTGGATTGAAAGAAAGGTCAACGAGTATCTCAACCGGGTATTGGCAACAACACAAGTGGACTATGTTATTGCTAGTGACACAGACTCGCTATACATCACTTTTGATCGATTGGTACAAAGTGTGTTTAAAGAGGGAGTCAATCCTGGGAGCGATGATACTGAGCGGGTTATCAACTTCTTGGACCGTGTTGCTAAAGAGAAG